GCTTCTACCAGATATTGATGAGCTGAAGCTTAGTACTCACCAACGCGTCGTTTAAATGTGCAAATACTCGGAGCGGTCCGACAAATTGTCGGACCATTTAAAACCATAATCCTTCTCCATCACTGCATCTACGACGTCGTGGTATATCCTGTCCCCGACGTCTGACGCAACTATGAAGTCTGCCAAATCAATTAAATCTGACACTTCGATGTTGTATCTACGACAAAGGGTGTCAGTGCGGATATCACACCCACCGCACCCCCTCTCTTCGTACTCGACCCCCATGGCATCAAGGATCTTTGTGCGGAACGCATGTGTGATAACATGGTTGCCAGAATGCACATAAGAACGTACTACATCGCTATTAAATGCGCGACCCCGAGTAGCCCAATCCCGGTCACCGGATAAGGTGATCGGTAACTCACCATGGTACGTGCCAAACCCCTTAAAGAAAACCCCAATATTCAAAAAGCATTCAACTTCACCGTCAGTGACCTGCGGTGAATGCTTCAAAAATTGAAGGTCCTCTGGGTTCCCGCAACGCTCTACCGTAATAAGCATGCCAGCTTCACGATAACTATCTATTAGTAAATCTGAGGCCTGCGACATGGTCATTTCTGGTGACCACCTGGTGCTAAATATGAGCATACCCGAAGAATTTCCAATGTTGTTTGCCAGAGTTGTTAACACACTGCCAGACTTCAAATACCTCCCTCCATGAGGGAATAAGGTTACCCGCTCTTGCGGGTCCTCTGGATTTGTAACTCGGACTGGCAGGCGTAACTGCTCCATAACACCGTCTATAGCGTAATGTGCTGATTGGTCTGCCTTAAGCAAGATCTCCAGCATCTCAAATATTGGCTCATAGTACGACAGGTCTGCACTCGATATGTCTACATTACATATGAGTCGACCGTCAACACACTGAATGCCAACAATTGAGTCATCACTAAAATAACGGTGAACAACACTTGGTCCAAATAAGACTGAACGGAAAGATTCACATATCTCCTCAAAAGACGGTGTCTTCACAAATCGAGAAGAAAACCCCGAAATTGTGTACTCTACCGCCATGAGAGACTTAATGTTGTCGATGACATAACCCGCGACAGATGACCCGTCCACTGTCAAATCATCTATCATACGCGGCCAACCATCGGCTTTGTTTATCTCTCCTGTCTTAAATTTCGCCGTCGTTACACCATTGTGGACGCGGACGTTGTCGAGGCGCCTACCATCCTCGTCCAACGCCGCGCTAGCACAACGGCGCAGCGAACGTTTTGGATTGGGTGATTCCACCCAATCCCGCTCCCGCATATC